CAAACACGCCCTTCATGGTAGCAATGAACGCGGCCTGCAGACGCAGAGCCCAGTAGTGGCCGACGCGGCGTGCCATCGCATCCATCGGGTCACGGGCAATCAGGTCGCCCGCCAGGTCCATGCTGGACCAGGATTGGTTGCGAGACAGGCGCACCTGGATTTCGGTCAGGGAACCGATCTTCTGCGGGGTGCTCTTTTGGGTCTCGTCGTCCGTAGCGACGTTTTCCGCCACGTTGTCCACGTCCTTGAAGCTGGGTTCGTTGAACGTGAGACCGGCACCAGCCAGGTCCGCATTCAGCACAGGGTCGCTAACAGCGGCACCGGATTGCACCAGGGCGGAGAGCTCCATGGTGAGTTGTTGGCTGTAGCCTGTGAAGACCTCTGGCACAACAACATCTGAAACTTTCACAATTGCCATTTCTAGCTCCTTCGTAAGGGTTATGGCTCAAGTTGCTAAACTCGAAGCCGGTCCCCATGGAAGGCGTTCGAAAGGGAAATTACTGAAGCCCATGCTTCATTGCGTCGTAATGTAGCATGGGGTTCCAGATCCGACAAGTTAGATAAATATCTTACTTGCGCGGCGGGGGCTTACCTCCGCCAATGGACGTACCAGCCGCCTTGGCCATGTTCTCGGCCTGCGCCCGGTTCTCACGCACCAGCCTGCCCTGCTCAGTCAGGTTCCAGTGTTCGTTGGTGAAGGGGTTGGTGGTTCCGCCGCCACCTGCACCTCGGTTTCCACCAGCCCCACCACCAACGCTTTCGGCAAACCAGTGGGGACGCTTGTTGGTCATTTCGGTCAGCCAGGTCACGGGGTCAATGCCAGGCGTAACCCCAACACCGTCCTTCGCAATCACCTGTCCGGTGCTTTCGTCGACTTCAAACGTGCGTTCCGCGTACAGCAACGCGTCTTCCACCGCCGTATCCCGCACCTTTGCCTTTTGGGCAGCGGTACGCACGGCGTCATGGATCGTGCGCGTCTTGTCTTTGGACTTGTAGCCGTCCACCACCTTGGTCAGTTCTTCGTTTTGGGCTTTCAAGGTGTCGCGTTCGCGTTGCACCGGGCCCAGCCTACCGGCAATGCGTTGCTCCACAATCTTGTCGACCTTCTTGTCGTCGATCTTCCCTTCCGCGGCAATCTCCAGCTCAGGGATGCGAGCCAGTTGGCTTTGCACCTCTTCGATGTTCAATCCCGCAAACGGCTTCAACTGCTCACGCGTCTTGTTGTGGTCAGTGCGTTCTTTGCGCAGTGCCTCATGCACGCGCGTGAACTCTGCTTCGGGCTTCATGCCCTTCACAGCAATCGTCAGGTGGTGCTTACCCTCGCGCTCTTCATAGAGGCCCTGGTATTCGCTATCCACCGTGCTAATGTCGTCAACGACGAGCTCCAGCTCTTTCATCTACCTACTCCTGCAGAATCACTCTGCGTTTATTAGCGGACCATTCCGCCAATTCTTTACTTCTTGGGCTTGTTCCCAGTCTTGTTACTTTGCGTCGGAGTCTTCTTAGGCCCACCCGCCGCTTCCAATGCATTGTTCCCCTTCAAGCCAACGGCCATCTTTTCCGCCCTGTCCATCAGCAGCGTCGGGTCTTTTTCAATGAGCGCCATTTCTTCCGCGAACGTGGTGTCCACCAGTCCACGCGCCTTCGCAATCTTGTGCAGGCTCTCATAGCTAATGGGGTAGCCCAGGTTCTTAGCCGTAATGAGCTGCACGATGTCCTGGCCTTCAATTGCCACGTTGGTGAAGTCGAGGTTAGGTACAACCTTCACTTCTTCTGGCTTCTCGCCCATCCACTTAGCAAGCGTGCGCAGCAACCGCTCGAGGCCCCAGGCGCTGCTGAGCGCAACGCTGGTAAGTGTAGCAGTCTGCGCCGCAACACGCGTCTTGAGCGCCTCACCGCTCTCCATCGACATCTTGCCTGGTGCCAGCAACTGTCCCGTCCGCACAGCCGCAGCCATCTTGTCGTTCTGGATGGCTTCCTTCTGTTCGCTCAACCCGTCACTGCTAACGCCAATGTATTTAGCGTCCCCGCCAAGGTTCACGTCAATGCGCGCACCAGCACCAACCCGCAGGCTCTCCCCAGCGTTCACGTTCGTATCCAGCACGCCGCCGATAACCACAAGGGTGTCCTGGCCCTGCATGAACAACGTGAAGCGGTAGTCTGCTTCCGCGCGGTAGATGGTGTAGCAGAGGCGGCCCAGGCCAAGGAGCGGGGGCACATCCGGTTCAGTCAAGTTGTCCTTTGCGTTAATGAATACAAAGGGAATCTCGTCCAACGGTTTGCCCCGCAGCATTGCCGTTGTCATTTGGTCTTCCACGAAGTCTTGTTCGCCGTCAAAGACCCCGAACTTGTAGACGCCCTTGGTTTCGTTCGCGTCAGCGGAGCCAAGGAGCAGTGCGCGGTAGATCTCTTTCCGCTCCCAGGAAGCACCCGTGCGCTTGTTCGTGGTCTCGTCCAGCACCACCAAGTTCAAGGTCTCAGCCATGTCCTCCGCTTCACCGTCGTCCCAGTTCAGGATCGATTCCGCTGTGTAAAGCGCCATGTACGGCAACGGGTTCTTCGGGTCCGGTCGCGCTGGCAAATCCCCAAGCAACCCAACCCGCCCGGTAATCAGAACCTGTTCATGTATCCGCCGCAACAACGCGTCCAGGCTCTCGCCCTTGTTCGTCGCCTTCTTCAGCAGGTACTCCATCTTGGCCGGGAGCTGGAACTTCGCTGGTTGCGCATTCAGCACCCCCACCAACGTCTCAACGCCCACCTGTACGTAGTCAGGGAACACCGCCCGCATCAGGTAGGACTCATACGCGATCTTGCCCTTGTCCGTCGGCTTATTCATGCCGTCCAGCACATGGCTAACAAGCGGGGGCAGGTACACTGACCCCTTCCCCTTCACATGCCTTTCGCCCTTGAACGCGTCACGCAGCATGTCCCAATCAGGTTTGCTATCTGCGTACAACGGATGTACATCTCTAATGCTCATGCTCACGTTCCCTTCGTCGTTCCGCTCTTCGCACCGCCCGCATCCAGCACGCGGTAGCGAAATTCGTCGCCAATGTGGTCTTCACTATCTGTATCCACGTCTTCCGGGTCTTTCTCGTCGCGTGGCAATATCGGGACGAGTTCAACAAAGTGTTCGCAGTATTCTCCAAATACAAACAAGCCAGGCTTTTCCCGCGGCTGCCCGGGACCTGGAGGCTGTGCATGCTGGATATACGTTCTGCAACGCTCCCACCCGTTCCTTCTGGAACCAGGACTCTTATCAGCACGCGTCCACATAACACCCGGATACATCTTGCCGTCATCCAGACGCTGTGGTTTAGACATATCGGCAGCAATACTTCCGCCGTTCTCGACGTCAAATATGCTACCGTCAGCAGGTCCAGGTACCACGCGCCCATGGATGCCCCATGCGAGTTCGCGCTCGATTATACCTTTTGCGACATCGGATGCGAGCATCTGGAGGCCTTGGTTGGCCTTACCCGTGGTGCCGTACCATTCGCGGATCCGGAACAAGTCTCCCTTCACCGTGCTCCTATACCGCCCGTCCGGCAGCAGCACATCACTCCCGTCGCTCTCGGCCCACCAGCCCACGCTAAACGGTTTGGTGCTGCCCCAGTCAAAGCTGCGGTTGATTTTCCAGGTGTGGGGAATCTTAAAGGCGCCAACCAAGTTATGGTCTGCTGACCACACATCGTCAAACATACCTCCGCTCACAATGTCCCAGCTCCCCTCCAGCCAAGCCTTCTTCTTATTAATGTCCGTCATGCTCACAAGCTCTGCCACGTACTTCGGGTCCAGATACTTGTTCTCTTTGTACGTACCAAACAGATGCGTCTGCGTCGTTACAAAGTCTTCTTCCTTGCGCGTCTGTGGGTTAAACACCCGCACAGTCTTCCGCACAATCTGTCCAGGGCGCCCAGCCTTAATAAACTTCTTTTTCACCCAATTGTGCCCAGGTCCAAATGGGTTTGTTGTTGCCACCACCTCCAGCGGCATCTTGGGTGGGTACCCAATAACACGCCCAGCGCGGTCATAAATCGGGTAATCCTCAGGTCTAAATGAACTGCGGTTGCAGCTCATCATCATTTCAAACAACTCATCGGTCGGGTACTTCGTTAGCTCGTTCCAGCCAATGAAGGGAAATTCTTGCCCGTGGTAGTTCCAGTAATCCTGGGGGCGCTCGATGGTCCGGAACAACAGTTCTTCACCTGTTTTCCACACCCACCTGTAGTCGCTTTTGCTGCTAAGGAAGCGGCACCCGTCCTTGAACTCTGGAAACCACCTCAAGCTCTTGCTCACCAAGTCGTCCAGGTTCTTGTACTCGCGGTCAAATATGACGCCGCGCCAGTGCCGCCCAAACCCCTGCCCCACCCATTGGCGGAAGCGCATGAGCTGCCCATCTGTCTTCCCTGGACCCCGTGTGCCGTGCACGAGTAAGACGTGCGCAGGGCACGTCATCATGAGAGTCTGGGACCCGGGCAGGGGTTCCCAGACTACTTTGACGCCGTCAACTAATCTTGCCATTGGCCAGGTCCGCCTGGCTTTGCACCGCTGTGGCTTCCCATGCTTCCGTGCTATTGGGAGGCGCAGGGATACGCATCACGCCACCCTGCATGTTCACATCGTGCTTATGCTGCGACGCCGGTTCCATGTTTTCCAGCTTCGCCAGCGCGGCAAGCGCACTGACACGGGCAGCGTGGCTACTACCGGGGCCCCTGTAGTGCGCCTCACGCATCAGCTGGTTCTTAATCCGCTTGCGGTTGTACTCAGCTTCTGCAACCTCGTCGTTTCCAGTGTATTCAACACTCTTAATCTTCCGTTGCACATACGCCTCGTCCATGAACTGGCTGGCGTAGCGCACTGCGAACTCGCGCGGGAACCCGCAACGCATGGCGGCGTTGACTTGGTTGTAGTCAATCAAATACTCAGCCACGAACATATCCCGGAGCGCCTTTTCACGCTCGGTCATCGTGTCTGCCCTGATGTAATCTTCTTCCCTTGGAGGATCTGGAATTGCGGCCATTTTGATCTCCTATCGGAGGTCGCTTTCCTGGAGTATAGCTGATCCGCGAGGTCAGATACTAAAACTCGCAACTAAAGCCGGCCTTTACAGCAGCAATACAAATTGCAGGCTGCGAAGGACCGGCTTTAGTGCAGTAGAGGGGAGGCGGCCCAGGTTCCGCCTTCGTCACCTCAATCTTTGGGCGGCAAGATTCCAACCTTATCGGAAGTGGCGTAGTTGAGGAACACGCCGACAACGATAGCAATGGCGCTAGCCACCGTAGTAGCCTCAGCTTCGCCGAAGGGGAGCTGGATGCCCTGCGCGGCAAGGTACTGCACAATGGCAACGAACATGCCGCTGAGCACCATGGTGAGCGTCGAGACGTTCTTCCAGGTTGCTGCGTTCGTAAGGGATTCACCCTTACGCAAAAGGTCCAAAAGGACAAAGATTTTCGAAAGACCAAACATATCATCTACTCCTCACAGTGGGTTAATATTTCACGCGCCCTCTTTCAAGGTCGTGACCACACGCTGTAGCATCCAGCCGTAAATGAAATCCTCCTGCGTCACTTGCGACTTAGCAAGTTGCAAGAAGTGTCCACCCTGGCTGCACGCAATCGCGTACCGCATAACCTCAGCACCTTCAGCACCTCTCCACCTACGATAAGCACGAAAAGCGCTAAGAGTAACAGAGCCAATCCGACCGTCCACAAACACATCTGCATAGCGGCTTCCTTGCATGTTAAACGCATTGAGCCACTCTTGGAACATCGGGGAAACGCGCGCCGGGCCCATAAGCACCCCTGCGTCCACAAGCCTTCGCCCGACGCCTTCATCGATCTCTGCCACCTTATCAAACTTAGGCGCCGCGATGTAGCGGTCCCTGTAGATTTCACGCGCGACGGACACAGGTAGGTTCTGCATCGCACCCGTGTAACCCCATTTGGCGGCGGTGGCTTGTGTGATGCCCCAATTGGTTGGACCGCCCCGGTCATTCGGATGATCGACAAAACCCTTCTCCCTGGCAATGACATCGTCAATCACGTCTTCAAAGTTCATTGCTTAGGTCCTTTGCGCCTACCGCGCATCCAGTCTTTCTCTTCCCGCCACCATTTCCGCAGCAGGTACGCAGCCTGGATAACCACATAGCAGCCCGTCAGGAAGCCAATCCAGTTCAAGCTAGTGGCCCAATACAGCCAGGTCCCGCCAACAGCAGGAGTCCCCTGTGCCGCTTGAGAAAAGAATTCACTCCTGAACATCTGATGCCTCCTTGGGTTCTGTGCAAGGCACTTCAGAAGGTTTCGCGTCATATTGCCTCTCATCGCGGGGCAGCTTGCGCACATCCCCGTTCATGTCCATGCTCTTACGCATGCACCACTTGGCGTATTCTTCTGCTTCGGTCATTTCACTGCTCCTACTTAGTGAAAAGGCCGTAACAGAGGGAGGTCAGGCCTTGTTATTGCTTTGGCCCAAGCATACGACTTTGCGGGTTTGAGAAAAGGCAGGCGCCTAAGATAATTCGCGCTGACCGGGCGAAACCGGGTGTGGGTTAGATGCTAATGTTGAGCCCCAGCTCACGGAAGAGCTGGACCTGTAGGGCTAGTTTGTCAAGCAACACACCCTGGAGCTCGAGACTGGATTCACGCAGCCGTTCCATTTCTTCCTTGTCGCCCTGCTTACAAGCCAGAACGTACATTTCGATATTCGCTTTGGCTTTGAGCGTAATGACGTTGACCTCGTACAGGATCTTGTCCAGTACGGCTTGCTTCTGTCTGCGCTCTGCGTCTTCCATTTTAGCCACCCATGGCAAATTGGACTGGCGGGAGGGGGACGGCGGGATTCCGCGTATCCAGTTCAGGATGCTCTGCACGAAGGTTTGCGCGGACGTGCCACCGGAACCATTCCTTGAAGTCGTCATAGTCAAGCTCCACCCTGAACGGGAAATAGCTTTGCGCCGTCGCCCCCTGGAACTCGGCAACCGTAATACAGCGCCACTTCGTGCGCTGCCCAGGCTTAGCGTTTTGACGGAACAGGAGCACAGGGATCCCGTTCAGCGCCTTCGCACTCGCCAAGCACTGCGCCCACCAGGAGTTGATCGAGAGGGTTTCCTGCCTCTTTACCTCAATGGCAAAACCATACGTGCCAACCAAGTCACATCCGCCCACAGCGCTTTGCTGCTGGTTGCGCTGGACCTGCGGCTTTGTGAGCGCGGGTAGGCCAAGCTGGGCCCTGACCACAGTGATGATGGCGTTAAGGTCGTCAGCGATTTCCCGCTCACCCACCTGGCCCTTGGCACGTATGTTGATGCCCATGATGTGGTTACACCTGTTCTTCGACGTCTTCTTCGGGGATGAAGAACGCCATTGCTTCCGGGTCACGCGCCCCGTCCAGCGTTACGCGGACGTGGGGCACGGACATCTCGATGTCGTTCTCCACAGGGTCCAGCTCGTACACCTTCGTACCCTCGGGCAGCGGGGCAATGAAGGGGCCGGTGGTAACGAGGCGGTCACCGCGTTTGACTTTGAAGATTCTCATGCTACTATTCCTTTGCTTGATGGAAGATTGAGGTCCCGCAGAGCTTGCGGAAGGGATTGGGATTCGAGGCGTGCTTTTTCGAGAATGACCTTACGCTTACCGTAATGCGCCACCTTCTCGTAGTTGTACAGCGCCTCGTGACCACGCTTGGCCTTACCCAACGTCCGTGCCGCAGCCGTTCGCCACAGCGCCTTGAACGCCTCGCCCTCGTTGAAGTCCATGCCGAGCGCCTCAATGATATCGCTGCACTCAGCCTGGTAAGGCTCACCCAATTGGTTCGGGTGCTTAACTTCAACAATGTAGTAGTTGACCGGTCCCCCGGTCCACTCTGTCGTAAAGCTCTTATCAGCCATGGTCATTTGTTTGTGGGGTCCGCGCAGTGTACAGGTACAGCCAACAGGATAGCAAGTGTGCGGGGATGTAAAGTCAAAAAAAATCCCCGCACACAGGCGGGGATTAAGATCCAAATCCATGCCAACTTACGCTGACGGAGAAAGGCGTAGGTTGCAGAGGGGACTAGCGCACAGACGTTGGATCACACCTAACAGTGGCAACTGCGTGGAGGTGCAAGGATGCGGGTCGGTAGCCCAACCAAACCGGAATTCGCCCAACCGGAAAGGGCGCGAACCTATAAACCACCGACCCGCAAAGGGGAGCTGACTACCTGAATCAACTCTCCCTTGCGGACTGGCACAAGGGGACCTGAGCTTTTTACGTTGGAGCGGTACCCCCAACCGAGGACTGACAGATCATCGACCTCTTGTTTGCGTGACAGCAAAGGTCCGCCGGCTAGCGGTGTTGCAGCAGGAACCCCATGGCGAACATGGCAGTCGTCCTCCACTAACCGGCGGGCCTTTGCCGTCGCTTCACAGCGATACGCAAAGGATGCTGGGTTGCAAAATCCCAGCTGGCGGCGCACATTCTTTTTGATTCGACCCAAGCACCGGGGGTCTCCTCCACAATGGAGTGTGTTTTAGGGGTTGGGCAGGGTGTGCGTGGATCCTCTCGGGAAACAGAGGGCTCCCAACGCGTCCTATTCAGTAGAAACTACCTTCACATGGACCAAACGGGGGCCGGTCATCCTCCGACTCACACTCGCACAGTACCCAACCTCTAAAAGACACTCCTGGAATGTGTTTTTGGCGCTACCCGACTGCATGGTCTGATTGCATTCAGACTGGTATTGGGACCAACCTCACAGTCTTAAACGGACAAGTCCGTCTGCGATCTACACCCGGATAGCGGCAGAAACACATTCCTGCGCAGCGGTACTTCTTTGAATTGCGCCCCGCTGAGGCCCAATATACGGCACAGTCCCACGCGGCATCTCCCGACTGGCAGGTTCGTCTTTGTGCCACAAACGGGCGGGACAGAGGCTCTACGGACGTTGACACCCGTCAAGCCAAGTCGGTATCCATTTCTGGCTACCAACACCCGTTTGCTGCGTGGTGCATGCACTATAACACGGGTTGCACGGATGAGCAGTGGGCGAAATTGTAAACGGATATTGCGTCTATGTTGAACTCGGATCTCCGATAGGAAGCAGGATCGACCCCTTGATATCCGTGATCGTAATTTCACCCTCAAAGGGGCAGTTAGGCACAGGGTCGACGTGCAAAACCTTCCCTTCATGCGAATATTCAATGATTACGCCGTGCTCAGGGTGCTTGTAAACGATGATTTTGTCGAAACGAGCGAACCATTTCGACCCTTCAATGTAGAAGTCCTTGTTGTCCTGCAAAGCCTTCTTAAACATCGAGGCCAGAGTGTGCGGTACATGCTTTGCCGGCTCCGGTGCCTGTTCCTGCACGTCGTGTATGACCACAGTAGGCTTTTCACACACGCACAGCTCCGGTTTCCTGTGGCATTTTGGACAAATTGTCTGCATTTCGCTTACTCCAAGCTCTTTTCATACCCTCACTCGCCACCTTAAACAGTGGCACGTTGAAGATTTTGCTGGCTAATTCCGGCTTTTTGCCCGAAATTTCCATTGCCAGCCTCCAATCATGCGCGATCCGGTGCATTTTCAGCCCTTTCAAGCCACATGAGGCCTATGAGAATGGGGATGTTAAGGACGGGAATGAAGGCAAAGGGGATGGTTTTGACTGTGAAGCGGACGCCGCAGAGCACGTACCAGCACAGGTTCATGGTTCCGACCACGACGGTGACAAAAATGAGCACCGTGAGCACGAATGGGTCATACGGCATGTTAGAGGTCCTCATAGCGGATTGGTGTCCGGGTAGCACAGCTCTTTGCATGCCCAATGCTGCTGGAACCACCGCAGGTGCAGATGTGCACGGTGCTGAATTCACCTTGGAGGTGCTGTGGCTGTGGAGAGTAAGGGCACCGCTCCAGGTGCATCTCGCTCTCGTGCGCCCCGCAGCTAACGCAGTACCCACCGCTGCGAATGTGCTTAGGCGGAACATGACCCGCCGTGTACGCCACCGCGTCCCAAGCCGCCTTCACTTCTTCCTGTAACTCGTGCCAATGCGGCGGCGCAGTCTTTTTGTGGTTCGCAGGCGTCAGCCAAATAGCCCTGCGCCAGACTTCGTATAGGATTTCCGCTCGTGCCGTTGCCATGGGTTTACCTCCTGCAAAACACACAGCTTAACGCAGGTTAACCCGATTTGCAAGTCAGCAGGAAGATCGATTTGCAAGCCTGATCAGAGATTTAGAAGTCGGATGACAGCAGCAACCCAAGCACCGCCAAAGAACATAGAGGCGCAGATGGTCAGCTCCGTGGCACCGGCCGAGACTTTATTGTGGGTGACCACACTGTAAGCGAACAGGGTGATGCTGAGGACGAAGCAGATGAAGATGAGGTAGAACATAGTGGTGGGCAGTATAAGTGCTGGAAGGCTCTGATGTGGATCCTGCCCTTACGCGTGCGTGCGTTATGCGTACAGGCGTGTTATGGGCAGAAAAGGCTATTACGAAGAAATAAAGGGTGTGCATTCCATAACGAATATCGATTTAAATTGAGAATCATGTGTTGATGGTACCTCCGCCCGGTCAGCCCAGCAGTAAAGATGGTAGCCGGTGAGGTAACAGATTACATGCTCTGCAGTTCCAGCTGGGCAGTAGACAGCACAGCAATAGGGTAGCTGTGCAGTAGCAGCTGGACTGTATGGAATGGACGTGCTAGCAGCAACAGCGGGGTAGTGCTAGCGCAGCAGGAAGTACGGATGTGCTGTACGGTACAGCGTGTGTCTAATTGGAACTTAGACTACTGCGTGTTAATGGTAATTGCGTTATGGGTTATGCAATGGGAATTAAGCGATTTATTAAGCGCTGTGCGTTATGGGGTAATTAAACAAAGCCCCAAAGTTCCGTTTAGAACAGATTTGCTGGGGGTTTTACTATAGTGCTTTTACTGTTATGTTATATATATATTATTTTTACCTTATACCATTGGTAATGGGGTGTACATTAAGCGAGGCGCGTTTCTTTTATTTATTAATGTATTTAATACCATTACCATTGGTGTTTACACACATATGGCATACCGTATAACGCATAGCGCACTACCATTACTAATACCCCATTACCAATACCCCATTAGTAATCGTATTTGCATCCAGCATAACGCGTTAAACTACACAATTACGCACACTACCCCTTCCCTTAAATCCTCTTTACGTCTTTACGCAATGGCACGCATTAACCACTTTGTGCACCCTACGTGGAGTGTTACGGAATGTATAGCCCATGCGGAACAGCATGCGCAACTGTTTAGCAAACCCATTGCACAGCAGCAAGCTGAGCAGGCGGAATGGGAGCGGAAGCGCGCGGCTGTGCTAGCGGGTAAAGCGGTACCCAAAGCTAAAGCTGAGCTACCAGTGGCACAGCAGCAGGGCGTACAGCCCAACAACTACGGATATACGCCTTTGCTGTGCACGGTTACTACGGTTGAGCTAAACCGTGCTGGTGTGGTTAAGCTAGAGCTAAAGGCTAAGCTGGACCGCATGTACGCAACCATAGGTGGCACAGCAGAGGGTAAGCCAATAGATGAGTTGCGGTGCGCGTATAACCCTGCGTGTGACATGGTTACTAACCACACCGCTGCTTTCAAGCTCATGGTACAGCAGCACCCCCAGCTCAACGGTAAAATGTTTATTGCTGTGCCATGGTCAAAAAAGGTTACGCAGTTTGCCGAAGTGCACACACCCGCTGTGCTAATAGCTGGTCAGTAATATTCATGAGTTGCTTGCGCACCACGTAGCAAGCACCGTACCAATCACCTCAAAGTAGTACGCACACCCTGCAACAGCGCACACCGCTTGCAGGGTGTTTTAGTATTATGACGCAATTTGCGTACCAGCTAACTTAGTGCTTCGGTTTGCAGCGTGCTATGGTTTTTGCGTAACCAGTCGTACAAACGCGTTTTAAGCGCTTTTTTAAGGGTACCCGCTACCCTAGTACCAACCCTCAAAAGTTTTTTGCTGTTGCGCTGACGTTTTGCGCACTTGGGTATTACTTGCACTATGCTTTGCATAGCACATTTGCAAACGAGGGTACTACAAACACTGCTGAGCTTACTACAGCGTGGGTGCTACTGCTGCGCTTGGTGCTTATGCATGAGCTTAAAACGCAGCACGACAGTAGCTACTGCTGTGTTTAACGCGTGTTAACGCCACCCGTTACCATGTTAACTACCACGTAGCCCACAACCGGCGTAGCAAGCGCACAATGTAGTCATGGGTGGTTATTGCACCACCCCACCTGAAGCGAGGGGTACCCACCCCGCGCACACAGGGTAGCTCAACGGTGTGGTGCTGGTGCTGTACAGCACCCGTGCGGTGCTCAACCGCTTACCACATCAAAGCGCTAGCGCTACTTTAACAATTCACACACTAGGTTAGCTCTACTATATTTTGGGTAACTCAACCTTTGCGCTTGCTGTGTAAGCACCGCGCATCGCAGCTCAACCTTACAGCACATCAGCTACGCGCTGGTGTGCTGTGCGGTGCAAGTTGCACCAGTAGTAACCCAACCGGAGTAACACCATGTTTGTAGTCTCTAGCAATGGTACTGACCAGCTTCAACCCATCCGGGCAGTTGGCAGCACACCAGCTAACGCGTGCATCGTTTACGTTACGTTGCTCAACGCACAGCTCATTGCAAAGGTGCAGAAGGGTACGTACACAAACGCAGTAAACGGTGTTGTGTACGAAAGTGTTATTAGCTTTGACCAGCTAACAGCATTTGAAGAGCTTGCGCCATTTGTTTACGAGATGTTTGATGGGCAAGTAAAACTTACACTCAAAAAGGTCTAAACCTCAAGCGCTACCGCGTATGTAGCGCACAGCTCAACCGTTCTGGTAGCTGTGCGGTGCATATGCACCTCAACCATACTAGGAGCTCAACCATGTCAAACAACCTCACCCGTACCTACACTGTGCAACTGTTTATGCAGTTTGTGTTTAACGGTACTGATGAGAAGCAAGCGGAACAGCAGCTTGATGAGCTTAAGCTGGTGCTTAAGCTGTTGCATAAGGTCGACCCAACAGAAGTTGAGTACGAGCTTGCAGACGCTGGTACCGATGAGCTGCATTACCGCATGTGGGTGTGGTGTACATACAACACAGCACCCGCTGTGCTTCAAACCATCAGCACCACCTACAAAGCGTAAACCTCAAGCGCTACAGTGCGTAGCGCACAGCTCAACTTCAACGTTAGCTGTGCAGTACGCACCAAACGTACTAAACCGGAGGTATTATGTCACACTTTTACCACATACACCTTAAGTGTGTCCAACTGCTGTGGAAGATGTTGCAAGAGGCGCATGTAACGCATGCACCGTATTGCTGGGTCGAAAACCACGCAGAAGCACAACCGTAACCAACCACCAACCGGAGCCCAACCATGCACGCTACCTCAACCGCATTCGTCAACGGTCCAGTCAAGGTCCGCCAGCTCATGCGTAAAGCCACCCGCCAGCCCAGCTGGAAGGTGGCACAGCGGGCACCCAGCCCATGTGTGGTTATCAAACCACAACAGCAGCAACAACCAGAATCCCGAAGCTGAATTTCGAATTCACCGCATTGCACATCCGTAGGGTGTGCTCTGCAGTGCATTTGCACTACCACGCAACCCAACCGGAGTAATACACCATGAAAGTCGCTGCAATCGAAATCCGTTGCGAGCATGCGGAAGCTGTTACGGATTTTATGCAAGAGCTTGAAAACCAGTGCATACAAACGCTGGAGTTCGGGCAGCTGGACAGCAACCCGCTAGTTGTGCGCATTGCGCCACACTTTGGGGACCACCTGGACCCCGAGTTGCTTGTCACGCTTAACCTCGACTAGCAAACACCACCTAGCACATCCATACGTGTGCTAGCTAGTGTTTACTAACACTGCCCAACCCAACCGAAGGAGAACCTACCATGTCCGACAAATTTGTTGCAACCGTTAAGGGTCTGGAACAACTGGAAAACGGCGATTACACCGATAAAATGGTGCAAATTGCAACCCAGGAATTCGAAACGCTTACGGAAGCTTGCAATTATTGCGAAATGGAAGCGCACGGCATTAAGGGCGCGGACTGGACCGTAGCGGCAAAGCTCAGCTTCAAAAAAGCCTGCTCAACCGTTGCTGCCAGCCGTAACCGCAAGCTGTTCCTTTACATGCAACTGGACGCGCTTAATGCGGGCGGGGACCACCTGCCTCTGCAGTCCAGCGTGGAACTAAAAGCGCCGCAAATTTGCAAAGTGTTGCATGAAATGGAAAAGCGGGTGCACCCGGAATACGAGCCGGAAAAGTGCACCGTGCGTCTGCTTGTAACCAAAGACCACATGATTGCTGGTTAACCACACAGCTCAGCCAGCCGCTAGCACATCCACCGGGTGTGCATGCGGGTGACAGTTGCGAGTCACTAACATCCACAGCCCAACCAAGGAGTAACACCATGCAAGTTCACGTCATTGCGCTCGACGTTGCGTACACAGGCAATATGCAACAGTTTGCAGGTGCAACGGAAGCCGCTGTTGTGGAGAAGGTAAAGGCGTACCTTGACGGTACACCTTTAACGGACCACGAAACGCAGCCGCCCAAGTGCCTGTATGACCTGGGCAACGCGACCACGTTTAAGGAGCTGGAGAATTGGTTTGCCACATGGCTGGACCAGTACCAGCTTGCCTATAACGAATTGGAAGTCTGAGTAACTAACTGCATGCCCATCTATAAAGTGGGCATGAGGGTAGCGACTCGTTACCATCCACCTCAACCCTAGGAGCCCAACCATGTTCACCTGTAACTTCGACAACAAAGTGTTGAATATCCGGCTCATTGCTGCCAAGCAAAAGGCTCAGCAACGCAGCCGAGAGCGCCGCTGCACCGTATTTGTCAACTTCAGCGTAATAGCTGGCACGTTTTACGCAACTGATTGGTATGACGGCGACTCAACCGTTGCTAGATTCCATGACGGCAAAGAAACTGAGTTTTAAGTCCTGTCAGCCGCTAGCCCGTTCTGCGGGTTAGCTGGTGGCGACTTGCTACCATCCATTAGGAGCCCAACCATGAACCTCTACATTAAGGTGCCTGGTACCAACCTTCCAGCGCACAGCGCGGACATTGCCGAAATGCTGTTCGGCAACCGCAAGGCGAAGTTGCCGGTCAGCGGTCTGCTCACGCAAAAGCTTCAGGGTATCAAAATCTGGGCTATGCCCTTACAAGCTACCCGCAACACGCGCCCAAACCAGCGCTTCCACCTACGCCTTATGGCGCAATGCCCCGTGTGCGGCAAAGTGACGGCAGCGGGTAGGCTCGCGCAACATTCCAAGGTCCACGCAGCGCCCAACTTTTGGGGTTGACCACATGCCGCGACTCAAATACATCCACGCCATGCGCTTGCTGGCGTCTGAGCCCAAGCTGCGCCGCGACCCGGGCTATAGCCGTTGGAACCGCATTTGTGGCGGAACCGTGCGGTGCCTGCCAGCTGCTGGGCGTTGGGACTTTTACGTTAACTTGAAGGAGCGTAACCATGGCTAGATTTATACGTGAGGTTGAACCTCGCGAGTTGACGCAGGGTTTCCTACAGCACAGCCTTGGCACGTCCAGCTTGGCGTGGAACCAAACAGTCAACCTCATGCATTACGGCGAGGACGGCCCAGGCTATGAAATCGGCGTCACCCGTTGCATGTTTATTGAAGAGGAAATTGATATGCACTCAGTTTCCGAGTTCCAGGAATGGGCGTTTGTGGAGCGTGCGGACCAATGGTACGCAAGCGCCGAGCTGAACTACGGCGACTCGTGAACTTCCATCCTGTTGCAACTAGGCATCCTGGTTGCAATGGAATGGGCGTACAATATGTCCATGTCAACAAGGAGCACGAAATGATTATTTGCACATTGACAGTCATGCGGGCCGACGTGCATGGCTGTGAAGAGCCAAAGGTGTTTGCGGGCACCAGCATTGCACTGGCGCTGGAGGACTTTAAGGCGGAGTTCGCGAGCCGCTTACCCCGCACACAGGGCATTGACCTGGAGGAGCAGGCTGAGCTGCTGCAGGAACTGCGTGCATGCGGCAACTTGCGAGACGCCCAGGTGTGGTTAACGAAGGTGTACGGTTATTACGCCATCCGCTGGGATACCCTTTCCGTGCGAACCGAGTAAGAGAACAGCGACGAGCCTGGAACTTCCACCAGCACAGGCTCGTCAGTGTTTTCCCTATCTAAATTTCTGTTGCATCGGGTGTCAGCTTCCCCTATAGTTAACGCACGTTGCAATAAATAAGCGGACGCTGCTGCCGCGAGTCAGCAGCTAGACTCAACCGGAGTTTACATCATGACCGACCAAACCGAGGACGATAACGTCCGCAGCTATGCGGAAAAGAGCAAGGCCAAGCGCGGGCTCAAGGTGTTCACGAAGCTCGAGGGTGCTGCGCTGGACGACGCTGCGCATGCGCTGGTGTACCAGTGTGGCGAGCGGTGGTGCTTTGAGGAGGACCAGGCGCTGAAGTACGTGCGTGACCTGGAAGCGGGCGCCGCGAGCCAGGAGGATCCCCAGCCGGGCGAGTGCGACCTGCCCATGGAGGAAACTGTGCAGCAACAAGAAGAAGCGCCTAGCAACGGCGACCAACCTGTGCCTGGTGCTGGGTTTACGACGAGCGACGATGCACAAGGCCCCCAGGACGCAGACCACATTGCGGGCGCTGGCGTGTTCGGTGCTATGAACCACACGCTGCAGAACGTTCCGCAGGCGCCCACCGCTTCGGCTCCCCAGCAACGCAACAGTGCGCGGGGCGCGTACAAGATCGAAAAGAACCGCCCGGAACAAAACGGCATCAAGCGCCCCAGCGTGGGTGGGCTGTGCAGGCAGGTGTGGGACGCGATGGACGCGCTGCGTGAAGCACAAGAGGGTGTGGTGCCCACCTCACAACAGGCTCGTGCACTTGCTGCAGAACGTGGGTGGAACTTGAACAACGCAATGATCGAGTTCTACCAATGGCGCAAGTACAACGGTATCACGGGTCGTGCACCCAAGGCCGCGACCCAGCAACAACCACAGCAGGAGCAGCAGGCATGAAGCGAGGGTGTTGCGGAACGGATGCGCTTAAAGAACGCATCCAGACGCTCTATAACTGGCTGCTCGTTCAGCATCCAACGTGGTCGCACCGCAGGGTGCATGACCGCGCTGTTATCGAAGCCTACAAGGGGACTCCCCTTGGGCTGCTGTAGGACGCGACTCAGTAACATCCACATCCGGTCTCCAGTGGGCAGTGCTTGCATAATGCGAGCACTGTAACAGTGCAGACCTTAACAACCAACCCTGCACAGAAGGAGAATGCTATCATGTCTTCTCAACACGTTGTCCACACGACTGCGCAAGCGCAACGAGAGTGGAGCCAGAGCTTGGCGGTGCTGTACAAGGATGCGCGCTGCCCAATGGAGCTTTACTATCGCTTCGACATCCTGAAGCTGAAAACCCTTATCCAGTTCAGCGACCGCAACGACCGCGCACAGGCCTTGCATAGGCGCTACCAGGCGCGAAAGGACCTGCATGTGTTGCTGCGCGAATGTGCGCAGGATGGGAAGGTCCTGGTTATCGAATCCGGCATGGACTGCGACTGTGTGCAGTACGATGGGCGCCAGCACCTTATCAATGCCACAATCGAGGCGTATGACAAGCTGTACAATGACGTCGCGGAGTGGGCCGATGGTCCCTTCTCGTTCAGCATTACCAGCCCGAGCGAGGCGCGTTACCACACGTACCGCAGTGTTGACCTTGTTATGGAGGCATACGAAAATGGACACCGCCATTCCATTCGCCCGCACGCTGTCATCTGACACGTTCCAGTGCAGCCTCCTATTTGACAATGACACGTTCGTCGTTGTCGGGCACCAGACGCTTGGCATCCCTGCCTACGAAATCGTAGACAAGCGCAGCAATGCCGCTGTCTTCCTCCACGGTATCGCTGCCGGTGGCTTCAAGCTCCACGTTGACCATTGGAACATGGTTACACCTACGGAGGAAGAAGTCGAAACCGTCATTGACGGATACGTCCAACTGTGTACAATACCCCTCATGATTCAATAGAGGTACAACAAATGCACATCCTTCCCATCTCCCTCTCCATTACGCCCACGCTGGAACTGCTGGGCGACATTGCGACTACGGCTGCAGAGGGCGGCATTGGCTACTGGGCAGTGGCTGACGAATACGTTTGGGCACGCGACGAAGACAAGGGGAAGCCCGTAATGGAGTGGAGGCCCAAGCCCTTCCCGACGCTGGTTATTAGCCCGCGCGATGAACCGGACGACTTTCCGGCTCGCACGGTTGTCACCCCGGAAGTTATCCACCGCGGCATTCAGCGCCTTCTGATGCTGCCCAACATCAACCCGCAAACAAAGGAATACGTGACTCGGGCGCTCGTTGAAAATGACGCGTGCAACATTGACGCCAACATTTCGGACCTTATTGTTCAGCTCGGGTTGTTTGACACCGAGGTCTTCTGCTAGGAGGTGTGGTTATGACGAAGCGCATCCGTATCTACTCGAAACCTCGTTTCATCGCGAGCCCCGATGGTTGGAAGTACGGGTGCCTAACCATCCCCCTCGTGGGCGGTGCGACTGAACAGGAGGCGCTGGATTCCTACCACCAGCACTTCGACGACACTGTTATCGTGGCGCACGAAACGGTGGACGATGACGAGGCAGGCTTTGTGATGTGGCCCAGCCAAGTTATGATTGACCAGGCAGTTGAACGGCTGCTGTGGCCAAAGGGGCGCCCCGGCTGTCCCCTGGAAGTCTACCAGGACCGTCCTGTTGATTGGACGCGAGCCTGGGAGGCAGTTAAGAATAGTTGCAAATAAAACAACCCCTTGCAACGTACAGTCGCCTTTGTCTGCTTAACGGGTGTAAACTGTACGCACCAACTAACCAGACCGGAGTCTCAAGTGGCCAAACTTGGCAAGCATGCGCGTCCGTACCAGACGCGCTACTACATCGAATCCGAAGGGTACAGCAGCAAGCCCGTGCATAAATACGGCTACGCTGCGAGCTTTGACAATGCGAAGCGGAACAGCGCCATGCGCCTCATCGTGGAGCAATACGGAGCCGCCGTTATCTGCAACCGCAACAGCGGTCACGACTTGCTGGTGCTGAAGCGGACGGAGCACAGCATTAGGCTCATTGGGGAAACCCATGAAGCGAAATAGCTGTAACCACACCTTGGCAACGCTGGTGCGGCAGCGCGAGAAGCTCGAAGAGCGAATCGCTGAGCTGCGTGCCCAGCTGTTGCAAGAAGCGATTGCGCAGTGTCGCACCCTTATTGCAGAGCACGGGCTTACGGAGGCTGACTTGTTTAAGAAACGGAAGCACAAATGATCTTCAACGATCAGATGTTCGAGTCGTATGAGGCTCAGCAGGAGTTCTACGAGCTCACCAAGAACCTGCCTGCGGCTCGTGTGGAACAGTTGCGAAGTGTGCTGGGTAAGCCCAGCCAGTTCGTAGGCTGCCCAAAAACGTACCACCGGGCGGTGGAGCACTGGCGCCTGTGGCAGGAGTTCATGGACAACGACCAGGCAGAGTTTGACAGGCAGATGGCGGAGATACGGCAGGAGGACCAGGCGGTGCAGAAGCGCAGGGGCCGACCGCCGAACCCGCTAAAGGACGTGGAGGTGCATGTGCCACGCGACCCCAGCGAACCCCGTGGAAGGGGGCGCCCTCGCATTGCACCTGGAACGGACAGAAAGGCTCTCAAGGAAGCTCACGACCTGTGGAATAAAAGAAGGGTCGAGCTCAACGACTTTGCGCGCGAGTGCAACGCATGGCTTATGAGCCAGATTAACGCTATGAAAGCACAGATACAGGAGCAGGTAGACGCGCGCCAAGTTCTCGTTAACGAGGCGCGAGCGGAATACGAAAAACTGCGGGACGGCAGCGGTTAACAATCGTTGTTGTAACGCAGCGGCAACGCATATACTGCGCAGCTTGCGCTTAGGACAAACGATGACTAATACCGAGACGCCCGCCGCCGCACCGCCTAAAACGGCGCAAGAGCGGTTTGACGAAAAATACATTACGGCGACCCAGATTGCGGAGGAGGTTGGTGTGAGCAGACCGGCTGTGTTGCGAGCTAAGCAGCGCGGGTTCCTACCTGAACCCATTTCCGTTGGCGACACTGTTGTTACAGTGTGGGAGCGCGAAATCATCCGCAAGCACCTTGAAGCGTGGAAGCTCACCGTGGGCTGCCGCAAGCAAGGGGGCGTCAACGAATGACACCGGAGCAGGCTGCGAGAATCCGCAACCTGCCCGAGGAGATGCGAGCTGTCCGGCAATGGTGCATTGCGGGTCCAGACCGTGCTCCCTACGCAGTCAGCGGCGAACAAGTCACACACGCGAGCCTCCACAAGCCTGAGCAGTGGATGGACTTCGAATCCGCCGTACAGTGGGCCTCCAGAATGGAGGGCGCTGAAATAGGCTTCATGATTACACAACAAGACCCGTGGGCGTGCGTTGACCTGGATGTGGTCAACGAGGAAACGCAACGGCGCAAGGGGAAACCAATTGATCCGCTCAAGTGGACTAGTGATTCTGAACTCAGCCGTTATAACCGCATCATCAACGAACTCGACTCGTATACTGAAGTATCTAGCGGTGGCTACGGCGTCCATATCTGGGTTCGCGCTTTCATCGGCGCAGGAGCGCGACGTCAGGGCGTGGAGGTTTATTCCCAGGAACGGTTCATTGTCTGCACAGGTAACGCCGTACGGCCCAAGGGAATCGAAGACAGGCAGGAGGTTATTGACCTCCTCGTTGACGAGATCCGCAGCCAGGGCAGCGACATCCGGACAGAGCTGGAAGAGGTTGAACCCGAAGACACAGACATGGAGGTGTTCGAGAAGGCCTCTACAGCAGCCAACGCGGACAAGTTTTTGGCGCTATGTGAAGGGAAGTGGAAGGAGCTGGGGTTCACGAGCCAGAGTGAGGCGGACCTAGCGCTGATGTCCATGTTCGCGTTCTATTCCAAGTCCAACGAGCAGTGCAGGCAGTTGTTTAGGTGCACTGCGTTGGGGCAGCGCGAAAAGGCGGTAAAGAACGATAGATATCTGAACTATACCCTGGAGGTTATTAGGGGTAGGCAGAAGCGAGAGGCTATTGTTACGCAGAGCCAAGTGGCAATGGCGGCGGAGCTGGTTAAGGAGCTGACGGGTGGTGTGACCACACAGCAGCAAGCAGACCAGATGGCGGCGCAGTTGGCGGGACAGCAGCGGATTTACCCTGAAGAAGAGGGGACGCTGCCCTGGCCTCCTGGTAACGCGGGCTCCATTGCCCAGTTCATTTACTCGAGCTCCCCGAGACCCGTGAAGGAGGTCTCCATTGTAGCCGCACTCGGTTTCCTCGCCGGCGTCTGCGGTAAAGCCTACAGCATCCCGCAGTCCGGGCTTAACGTCTACATCATTCTTGTTGCACGCAGTGGCGTGGGCAAGGAGGCGATGCACAGCGGGTTGGCGCTGTTGCTGCAGAGCTTGCAGCTTAGCGTCCCTTCGGCGTGCCGGTTCGTAGACTTCACGGACTATGCCAGCGGCCCCGCACTGCGCAAAGCCTGCGCCGTCAACAACAGCTTTGTGAACGTGAGCGGTGAGTGGGGGCGCAAGCTCAAGCGGCTGTCGAACGACGATAGGGCTGACGGCCCCATGGCTACGCTGCGCACTGCTATGACGGACCTGTACCAGAAGAGCGGACCTGCGAGTCTGGTGGGTGGCATGGGGTATAGCGACAAAGAGAAGGACGTTAAGACGGTGCAGGGTGTGGCGTACTCGATGATAGGCGAGACCACACCGGGGACGTTCTACGACTCGTTGACGCAGACGATGATGGAAGACGGGTTCTTGAGTCGTTTTACGGTGGTGGACTATAACGGGGAGCGACCGGCGCTGAACACGAACCCGGACAAGCAAGTCCCGGGCCTGGTGGCGCAGGCCACGCAAGGTTTGTGCCAGCACGCCATACAGCTCATTGGCCGGCACGCTACGCAGCAAGTGCTGTACAGCCCAGAGGCTGCGGCAATACTTAACGCGTTTGACGTTGAGTGTGACGCGGAAATTAACAGCACCACGGACGAGACGAAGAGGCAGATGTGGAACCGTGCCCACCTCAAGGTCTGCCGCTTTGCAAGCCTGCTGGCATGTGCGGACAACCACGTTAACCCTGTGGTCACCAAAGCCCACGCCGAATGGGCGCTGGGACTTATCCGCCGGGACATCTACATCATGGATGTTAAGATCCGAAGCGGGGACGTTGGCAATGACGACGTTAGCAGGGAACGGAAAATGGCGGCGGTGCTCAAGGAATACATCCAAGAAGGCGCTAAGTCCGAATCCTACGGGTGCCCGGAGTCGCTGAAAAAGGCCCACATTGTGCCCCGTAGGTACCTACAGATTCGCTTGGGCAGAATCAGTTGCTTTCTCACCGCCAAAAACGGCAGCACCTTTAGCATTGACCAGACAATTAACGCGATGCAGAAGAACGGATACTTGTCCGAGGTCGACAAAGTACATCTAGCAGAGAAACATGACTATCACGGTGTTGCATACCGTATAGTTTCCCTTCCCCCTATTCGGGGGTAATTTCCCCTCCCCAACCAACCTACAAAGGAATATCATGGACCAATCCATTATCGCGCGCCCCACGTTTGAACAAATGGTCAAGGACCTGTTCAAGGTCATGGAAGGCCCCGGTGCCGCTATGCTGCACGCCGCCATCGGTATCGCAGGCGAGACGGGCGAGCTGCGGCAGGCGACCACACGCAAGAACCAGCTGGAGGAGCTGAGCGACATCGAATTCTACCTTGAAGCCGCTTGGCAGCAAGTGGACATGACGCGCGAGACAGCGAAGTCGGAATACGGCATGTACATCATTGGCGTCGGCGTTGACGCTGGTAGCGCGCTGGACTATATCCACATCGAAGCGTGCGAGATCCTGGACCATGCCAAGAAGGTGTGGGTGTACGGAAGCGGCAACCGTGACGAGCACATCATCCCGCACCTCGTGGCGCTGGAATCGCACTTGGCGGACTACTACGAGCTGATCGGGACGTCCCGCGAGCAAATCCTGCAGATCAATCAGGACAAGTTGCTGGGCAACGAAAAGATCGCGGGCCGGTACGCGACGGGGAAGTACAGCGACGAGCAGGCGCTGGCGCGCGCGGACAAGGTTGAGGAAGAAGGAACGAAACGTAGTTTCCTGGGTCAAAGGCAATAATCTACTTGGCCGAGTGGACGCGGGTTATAATTAGCTCACGTCCACAACCTTTAACCCGGAGTACAACAAATGACTCTTATCCCTCCCCCGCCCACGGTCTCCACCGCGGATATCCACCGCTGGTGTGAGCTCAAGAAGCAACTTGACGTGCTCAAGTTCCAGGAATCTGAGCTGCGCAAGAAGCTGTTCGGCGCCCTGATTGTGAACCCGAAGGAGGGCGCGAACGAGTACGCGCTTCCAGACGGTTACGTGTTCAAGGCCACGCACGTTATTACCCGCACTGTTGACCAAGTGCAGATGTCTGTGCTGCAGACGACGAAGGTGCGTGACGGTTTGCACATCCTACGCGCCGCTGGCTACCCGGACGACCAGATTGCCAAGATGGACCCGGACGCCATGCTGTTCACGGTGCTGGGGCTGAGCGTGGACAAGCTGATCAAGTTCAAACCCGAGCTCAGCGTTGCGGAATACCGTAAGCTGACGGCGGAACAAACTGCTGTGGTCAATATGTTCATTGACTCCAAGCCGGGCTCCCCGCAGTGCAAGCTGGAACCCGGCAAGGAACTCAAAGCGCGTCTGGAAGCTGCGGCAGCCCCGCAAGCTCCCAGCCTTGTCCCGCCTCCGCCAGTTAAATGACTATGCCGAAACAGGTCCGGGTGCTCCCGCACCTGTTCGCCATGCTTGTGGCTGGCTTACAGGAGGAGGCACTAGATTACTTCGAAATGGCAGATCTCACTGGTCTGCACAACCGCACAATCCGTGATTGGGTCCATGCGCTGCACGATCGCAAGTTGGTTCATATTGCCGAGTGGCACCCGGACTCGCGCGGGTTCCCGCTCAAGCCCGCGTTCCGCTGGGGCAAAGGTGTGGACGCGGCGCGTGGCGCGCTGACAAGAGCGGAGTTGGCAAGGCGCTACAGGCGCAAGCAGAAGGCGATTAAGATTAACCACATGATGGCAGGAGTAACAAGAAATGCAACTGACGAAATTCCAGCTGGCTGAAGATTGGGACCCTGAGCGGGTTGAGTTCCCTGTCATTGCGCAACCGAAGGTAGATGGGGTGCGCGCGGGGAACTTGTTTGGCAGGCTGAGCGGGCGGAGCCTGAAACCGTTTGGGAACCTGCACGCCGGTCTGTTCTTCTCGCAAGGTGCGTTCCTGGGCTTTGACGGCGAGATGACGGCCGAAAAGGAAACACATCCCAACCTGTGCCACCTGACGACGAGCGCGCTTAATACGCACGAGGGGACGCCGTGGCTGCTGTGGATGGTGTTTGACTACCTGCGTCCAGAAACTGTCATGCTGCCGTACCATGAGCGGTATAAGCTGGCGGAACAACGCGTGAACGAGATTAAAGAGCAGCGCCCAAACCTGGGCGCGCACCTGCAAATGATGCCAAGTATGAACCATGTGGAAGACATGGAAACGCTGGAGTGCCTCATCCAAGACTGGGGCGAAGCGGGGTACGAGGGTACCATTATCCGCAACCCCTATGGCATCCACAAGAACGGGCGCAGCAGCCCCACGCACCGCGGGCTCTTGCGCATTAAGAACTTCATTGAGGTCGACTGCCAGATTCACAATGTGCGTGAAGGGCGGACGAACCTGAACGAGGCTAAGATCAACGCCAATGGGCACACTGAGCGCAGTACGCACCAGGCAAACATGGTACCGAACGGAATGGTGGGTACCATTGTCGCCGAGTTGCTGGAAGACGCCAAGCACCCGTTTACGGGTAAGGTGGTGCACAGGCGCGGGGAGCTTATTGAGTTCAGCCCTGGTAAAATGGGGCACGACGAGCGCAAGAAGTTTATGCGCGAACCACACCTCATCCAAGGTCGACGCATGAAGGGGCAAATCTTCCCTCACGGTGTCAAGGACAAGCCCCGTTTCCCCACCTTCCAGTCTTTCCGCTCGCTGGCAGACACCATCGAAAAGGATTAAAATCATGGCATTGGAACTGAAGTCACCTGAACCAATGAACGTGACAAGGCTCATTATGGAGTTGATGAAGTACCCGCCAGACATGCTGGTGCTCGTACCCCCAGATAACGACGTGTTCGAGGAGTGTACTGTACCGTTCCTTCGTCAGGAGACTGTCAAAGTTGACGGTGTGGACACTCAAGCTGTCATTATTTACTAGAATATCTAAAGGATTAAAATATCCAGCATGAATCCACGTTTCCGCTATAGTTACCCGCTCACCCCAGGACAAGCATGTCACTTCAATTCACTACGTCTAACCAGCACTCAGACAACCACGGCATCAAGGGGCTCGTCTATGGTGAAGCTGGTACGGGCAAGACCACACTTGCCGCCACCGCACCTTCTCCGCTCATCCTCGCCGTGGAGGCTGGTATGCTTTCGCTGCGCCGGTCAAACCTGGAGAGGCTTTTTGGAGTCGGTACGCCGGGCATCACCTATGATGTACCAGCAATTATCATCCGCTCCCTGGAAGACCTGAACGAGGCCTACACGTTCTGCACCACCAATCCCAGCATGGGTGCAATCCAAACGCTGTACCTGGACAGCTTAACGGAGATTGCAGAAGTGGTGCTGAACGCGGCTAAGCGGACGGTGAGGGACCCGCGACAGGCTTACGGGGAACTGATTGAAAAGATGGAAACGCTGATCCGGGCGTTCGTTAACTTGCCCGGGAAGCATGTGATTATGACCAGCAAAATGGAGCCCATGAAGGATGAGCTCACTGGTGTGGTCAGGTACGGTCCCATGATGCCTGGAGCTAAGCTCAGCGTCAAGCTGCCGTATATGTACGACGAAGTTTTTAGGCTGGGTGTGAATAAGGATCCGCAGGGTAACACCTTCAGGTTCTTGCAGACGCAGCCTGATATGCAGTTCCAAGCCAAGGATCGGTCGGGCGCCTTGGCACCTATGGAACCTCCCCACCTCGCCCACATTTTTGCCAAAATAGGAGCCTAATAGAATGGCATTGCTTAACTTTGATAGCTCGCAAGTCGCACCCGATACGGGTGTGGGCGACCCCATTCCTGCGGGGTGGTACAACGTGATGATGGACGAGTCGGACGTTAAGCCGACGAAGGCAGAAGGGGGCATGTACCTGGAATGCCGCTTCAACATCATCGACGGTCAGTTCGCTGGGCGCAAGCTGTTTGCGCGGTTCAACATCCGCAACGCCAACCCCATGGCGCAGGAAATCGGCTACAAGCAACTCTCCGCCGTCTGCCACGCCGTGGGCATGGTTGGCATGGTTGCGGACAGCCAGATGCTGCACGGCAAACCCTTGAAGGTGAAAGTGAAGGTGCGGAAAGCGGATGGTGACTACGAGGCCTCCAATGACATCACTGCCTACAAGAACATTAACGAACCCACGGGCACCACGGCCGGCGCCCCTGCGGCGATGGGGATGCCTGCGCTGCACCAAACCGCGGCGGCCGCTGCTACCGCTGTGCCAGCTGGTTTCCCCGCGCAACCCTGGGCAGCGGGCGGCGCAGCAGGCACAGCAGCACCGGCCCAACCCATGGGTGCACCCGCTGGGTTTCCCGGTTTTCCGGGAGCCGCAACTGCGGTCGCTGCAACTCCTGCTCAACCTCCGGCTGCACAGCCTGTGGCGGCTCAGCCCGCTGCGGTCAACAATGCACCCGTGGTCAACGCGCCGCCGGCCCCCCCCCCCCCCCGCCCCCCCCCCCCCCCCCCCCAACCA